TAAACGAAATTAATAGTTTTATAGCTGTTCTAGAAAACGGCTACGTTAGATTAGTCGACAAAATGGGCTCTGATCTATCCGTGGTTAACGCCGCAAGAGCTTCTTTTGCAAAGGAAAGCAAAGAAATGTCGACCAGTGACGCAAGACTTATTGGGTTTTTGGCCAAAGAAAATCATATGTCGCCATTCAGACACGCTTTTGCAACTTTTGAGTTTAAGGCGCCATTTTTTGTTGCAAGACAACATTGGAAATATGTTGTTGGTTCCGACCATACCATGGATTCATGGAACGAATCATCAAGAAGATATATAACTATGGAACCAGAATTCTATATACCAACTTCGGATAAATGGAGACTTGCGCCCGAAGACAAGAAGCAGGGTTCTGGTGGACCGATAGATCCTTGGACCGGTTCTGTTTTAACGGAAGAGCTAACCAAATATGTGGCCCAGGGGGAAGCCTTGTATAAAATGGCCATGGATAACGGTGTCGCCCCAGAGCAAGCTAGGTTATTTTTGGCGGCTTATGGGATGCATGTCGTTTACAGATGGTCGTGCAGTTTGCAATCAATAGCCCTGTTTTTAAATCAAAGACTTTCTCACGACGCGCAGTGGGAGATAGTTGAGTACGCAAAAGCTGTAGACAAATTAATAACCCCGCATTTTCCTGTCTGCATGTCTTTTTTGGTGAACACAAATGCTTAGACAGATAATATTTGTTTTGTTGTTTACAGTTTTGTTTAGTTGGGGTCTTAATTTAAATACATTGTCCCAGATTTTAAATGACCCAAAACAAAGAAGATTATCCTCAATATTGGTGGCTGTATCTGGATTTCTTATATCACTACTTATAGTATTTTTGGTGTAAAATGCCAGCATCTAAACTAAACTATATAATTGTTTACGATAATCACAGTCAGGTTTATGGATCTTCGTCTGACAAAATAGCGATAGAGTCAGCTTCACCAGAAGGTTTATCCGAAAAAGACAAGCACATATTTTTTATAACTTACGAACCAGACACAAAAAATATTTGTGTACATAAAATAGATCCAAGCAATATGGACGCAATAGAAGGTAAAAGCAATAAAAGAAAGAAAAAAGACAGTGAGTAAAAAAACAAATTTTAACAAAAAAGTAAGCATTAAATTAGAACCAGGTCAATCTTTTATGTTGGAAGATCTTGACTTATTTGTGCACGTTCAGAAAACCTATGCTCTAATATTAAGGGGAAAAGCTGCACCAGAGGAAAAAGCAATATGCAATAGAGTTATCGCTGCAGTTAATTCGGCAATAGGGAATGTAAACAACGCTTCTTCTATGGATTACGATAATTAATGATAAAGCATGATAGACCTTTGCGTTGTAAACTATAATACTAGACCATTCTTAGAAAGACTATTAGATAGTCTTCATGATCAGCTGATTGTTGGAAAGCATTCAGAAAAGTTTTGGAATTTGTATATAGCAGATAATGGGTCTACTGATGACACGATAGATTTTTTTAGATCAAAAGAAGATGATTATCTAATAGATAAAATATCTTTAAATAAAAACATTGGGTATTCAGCTGCCTGCAATAAGCTCGCAGCTTTCGGTTCAAATAGCGTTATAGGCCTGCTTAACGCCGATGTATGGTTTGCGAACGAAGATATAACAAAAATTTGCAAAATATTTAACCAACAAGAAGACGTACATATTCTTGGCCCAAAACAAAGAGATGAGTATGGCCTGATAAGACACGCTGGAATCGTAGGTACGAATAAGCAACCTAGGCACAGGGGGTGGATGGAACCGGATCCATTAGACTCTCTTTATAGGGACAGAGTTAACTGCGTAACTATATCAGGTTCTGCGTATTTTATTAGAAGATTCGTATGGAATAAGCTAACAGATCACCCAAAATACAGGCAACTATATCCAAACGCCGTAGGCGCCTTTCTGCCAACCCCTCATTACTACGAAGAAACTTGGTGCTCATACTTTGCAAGACATTTGGGCTATAATGTTGTCTATGATGGCAGTGTATCAATCGGCAACAGTTGGCATGCCTCTTCTCCAAAGCCTGGAGAGGGCTACAGTCATGCCGATGCGCAATTTAAGGTAAGTCAATCAATATTTCGCAAAGCATGCGATTACATAGGAATAGAAAGAGATTAAAAAGAAAATAATTCAGTTTTAGTTTGATTTAACTAATATAGTGGTGTACAATATATATTGTAATATTCATACACTTTCAAAAAGGAAAAATATGGCAGAGAATAAATTTAAGTATTTTACGGTAACAACCACATCAATCATCAAAGCCCCAACTTCAACAGAAGCGCAAAAGATTGCCAAGAGTAACAATCGCAAAGTTTCTGGTGTTCGTGGCGAGCTTCTATTCAAAGATGTTGAGGTGGAAAGAATTACCGCAGTACAAGCTCGTAAGCAATTAGAAGCTTAATTTTATTAACTAGGCTGGCGGCACGTACCGCCAGCCATTTTAATTATTGGAATTTATATGTCTAATCAAAAAATAATTGCCCAAATGGTTGGAAGAAATGAAGAACAAAGATTTTTAAAAGAAGTTCTTCAAAGAATTTCGACTCAAGTAGATGAAATTGTTTTTACAGATGATTGCTCAGAAGACAATACATATTCAATGGCCTCTGAGTTTTGTCATACCTATAAAACGGAGGAGCCAACTTTTTGTGTTCACGAAGGAAAATTGCGTTCTATCGCATGGAAAAATCTTTCAAATCACGCTAATCCGGGAGATTGGATTATTGCAATAGATTGTGACGAGATGCTTTATCAAAAAGATGATATATCTTTAATTGATATAAGAAATATTCTTTTTAAATCAGAAAAAGATGTTGTAAATGTTAGATTTTATCATATGTGGAATTTTAAACAATATAGAGTAGATAAATTATGGGCCCCAAATAATAGTTCCAGAATATTTAGATTTATATTCAATGGTACGTTTTTAGACAAAGCATTGGCTTGTGGGTCAGAGCCAACATACGTATCAGACTGGATACGACAAAGAAATTATTGGGTTAATTCTGGGTTGATTATGCAGCATTTGGGCTACATATATGACCAAGACAAAAGTGGTAAATACGAAAGATATGTTCAATTAGATGGTGGAAAATTTCACCAAATAAATCACATTAATTCAATAATGGATAAAAACCCAGTTCTTATTAACTGGGGGAATTTTGGAATATAGAGGTAAAAATGAAAAACGTAAAAGATTCGGTCATAGAACTAACGAAAATTATGTCAGAGAAAGAAAAGTTTGCTTTTATAAATGTTTCTAAATCTTCGATAATTGGTTTAAGCAAAAAAAGCGAAAAACCATTTCCACAATTTATTTCTAAGCAAATAATTAAAGCAATTAACCTAAATGATCCCAGGGTAATGAAAAGCGTTTCCAGTGATTTGGCCAATGAAATCATGGACGATAGGTATAATTCAATAGGGATTAAAAAAAATCATAGATACTATACGCCAAATTTATTTGAGTATTACCTTGAAGCAGATAGGTCAATTTTTAATTGTATTATAAAATTTTTTATACAAAATACACCAAGTTTGATTGTAACTTTGCACGACTATAAAAGAATCAATAATATATTGGGCGTCAGATCAAATGTCATAAGCATTAATTACCATGGCTTATATAAGAAGTTTGATGAAGTATATGGTCAAATAGAGGCCATGAATGGAAAAATTCAATATTGCTTACTTGATTGTAGTTCTCTTGGTTTGGCTCTGTCTCCAAATATATGGGAGAATTTAGACATGTCTATTATAGACTTTGGTAAAGCATTAAATTTTACTAGAGAGTATAATACGGCGGCCAAAAATGAATTATCATAAAGATGAAGATGATGTAGCATATCTTACTGATTTGATGTTTGATACATCAATGTCTTTGTCTGAAATAGCTAGAGAGCTTGGTTGGACAATAAATAAAGTCAACAAAGAAATTAACAGACTAGGACTGTCTTGGCTAAAGGGTGGCAAGAAAAAAATGTCTAGGGGTCAAACAGCCTTGACCTCTATAATGAAAAAGCTTCTTCCAGGACAAAAGATCATAAATGAGTTTCACATTGGAAATAAAATGAAGCTAGACGTTTATTGCCCAAACTATCAAGTAGCAGCAGAATATCACGGTAGGCAGCACTTCTTTTACACTCAAAGATTTTTTGATTCAAAATATGAATTTGAAGAAGCCATAGAAAGAGACAGGGTAAAGCTTGATTGGTGCAATGAGAATGGCGTAGCCTTAGTTGTATTCAGATACAATGATAAGCTTACTGAAGAAGCGGTTTTTGAGAGAATAATACAGGCGATTAGAAATAGTCCGCATATACCAAAAGATAAACCCAAAAATCGCGTAGTTGACACGACCGCGTATAAAATGGTAAAGAAGAAAAATTCTGAATACAGAAAAAAAATATACAAACTTTCCAAAGAAAAAAGAAATGCTACCAGAAACAAACGATGTAAATAAAGAAAAAATTCCCTTAGAGTATCAAATATTTGCGCTATCCATTAAAAAAGATGGGGCAATAAAATATTTTGCCGATAATCTTCCCGAGGATTTAGTCGGAACTGTACATGGTGAGAAGGGTATTAACGAGTTTTATGTCGCGCTTTTAGGTTATCATAAGGCCACTAATTTAAACATAGTTGACCCAATAGCATTTAGATCTTGGCTTGAAACTGATTCAGATATTCATGAAGCTTTAGGGGGCGATGCCGGCGTAAGTATCATGCTGGATATATTGAATTCTTTAGATCTATCAACTCCGGAATCAATTGCTGAGCTTATAAAGCACAAGGCTAAAAAGCGCAAGCAAATTAACTATCTGCAAGAGCTACAGCACATTTTAACCCAAAAGGGTTTAAAAGATCAAAACGATTTGGCAAGAATTGAGGTTCTCACTTCTGAAATTAGAGAGCTGGAAAGCCAAATAAGATACGATCCTTTGGAAAAAGTAACTACTGGAAACGATATAATATCTAGGGTTGATTCTTTGTTGGATATACCAAACTTTCTTCCAACTCAGTTTAAGACCTTGAATAGAGCTATGGGCTATACTGATAGTGGGGGATTTTTTAGGGGGGCCGTACACGCAATTATAGCCGCATCCGGAAAAGGCAAAAGTACGTTTGCAAAATGTCTAGCCAATCATTGGCTAGATACTGGCTATAGAGTATTATATGTGAACTATGAAGAAGCAATAGGTCACTGGGAAAGAATTTTAATGACTCAAATAATAGGAAAAAACGTCTATGCTGAGTATTGGAAATGGACTGATCAAGAAAAAGAAAAATATTTTCAAATTTTTAAACAAAAACTTATGATGTGGGGCGATAGATTAATGGTTAGGCATGATCCAGATACCCCATATTTTGAGGACTTAGAGTTTTGGTTAAGAGACATACTGGGCCACAATGTTGATATACCTGACGTTGTGATAATAGACACAATACAATCTATGTTTACTAGGGGCAATGGAAAGGGCAAACCTAGATGGGGGGAGTTTGAGGAGATGATGGTTAGACTTGAAAAACTTGCCAGAGATATGAATTCTGTATTGATAATAACGGCACAAGAAAATGCCAACAGAATGAAAGAAAAAAGGGAAGTTGTTCAACAATCGGATACTGGTGGGTCATTGACAATTCAGCAAAAATGTGCAGTTACCATATTTCTTACCGAAAAAAGATTAGCTACAGATGACGAAACAGAAGACGAGAACATAATGCAGCTGCAAATTCCCAAAAATAGGATAACTGGATCGGCATTTTTATACGATCCTCCACTGGTAAAGTATGTTGATAGCAA